GTTGATGATGGTTTAGAGACCGAGTACGCGTACTCTGTCCCATAAAACTGTCTGTAGATCTGCTCTCGTGCACGGTCACGTCCCTCTGCCTGCTCTGCAGACGAGTAGAACATGTCTTCCTCAAAGAAGTAGTGCAAGACGTCAAGCATGTCTCTTGCCTCTAGTTCCATAAGTTGTATCTTGTTCACGATAGCTTTTCCATTAATGTAGGGCCAGAGATCTACGCACCAGTTGAGGAGGCTTCTGGCCCCTGTGTAGGGCGCGATGTGTAAACCTCAACTAACCAAGCGCTGATTTGCCCAAGAGTATCTACGCTTACGATCTTGTCTGGGTCAGTTAGTAATGTGTCAAAACGCGTATAGCTTTCTGCTACAAGAACGTTTTCAAAAAAGTCTGTAATTGTCTTTGCAGCATCAGCTGGATTGTCTCCGCTTGAACGTGCGACTAGATCTAAAAGAACTTTTCCTTGTAGCTCTGGACGACAGTCAAATGATTCTCCATGAAGCATGAATTTCACTGGTTCCTTTTCACCAGCTCCAGTTCCTGCACCAAAGTCCTTAAACTTTTCCATATCTTTCTTCCTCCGTATTGTGTTATTGTCTTTATTAAGACGGTTGTCTCAACTCTAGTTATCTTATCAAGTAAAGGTTGTCTGTTAGGTACTTATTAGGCTTAGTTCCAGGGTGTCTCACTACGCGAGTATAGACGATTCTACCTCTAGAAGAGAAGCGCAGTGTCTCTGCTCTTTTAGGAACGATTATGTGCGGACGTGCTCCTTCATGATGTATCAAAGCATAGTTCAGTGGAGATCCAATTTTTACCTGTTGACCAGGACCTCTACGACTGTGTTCCATATGAAGTGATGCCTTTAACCTGCCAGTGTTAACTCCAACCTGAGAGCGAGCAGCGATTAAGACACGCAATCCACGTCCGTAAAGGTATCTTCCTACGGGTCCCGTAGGGCTATTTAGAAACTTATCTAAGACTGGGCGACGAAACACAATGCCAGCGAAAGAAAGACTTATGCGTGTAGCGCCGCGTCCGCGTCCTCCAAACACCGAGTTGTATTGACGTATTCGTCCAGCTCTTCTACTACGTCGTGCTAATCTTTGTCCAAAGTAAATAATAGGACTGTCGTTTATTAGACCAAATAAAGGCATTATGGCACCGCTATCGTAAGTTGCATGGCAGTTGTTTGAAAACCTCCATCAAAACCTGTAGAGTCAGCTGTTGCAATTACGCCAAGGCCAAAGTCTCCCTCTTCTTCCTTCCATTGATCTAGCTTGTTAATAAGTTCCATAAACATCCATGCATCAACCGCTGCGATCTCAGATGCTTCTTGAATCTTTTCCCCAGTAGGAGCTTTTCCATTTACTCCAACAACGGGAATCTCTCTTGAGATAGATATTGTTAAAACTGCAGAGCGTGGCATCTGGCATCTTTGAGGCTCACTTGCCTCGTCTCCAGGACGGCCTAAATAGACCTGAATAAATGAAACAACTACCTGTTCACAGTCAATTGCAGGCTCACCCATGGTCCAAAACTGTCTTGACGGCAGTGGAACATTGTATTCTTCATACACCTCTACTACCTTTTCAAGTACCTTATCAAGAAGGGTCTTTAAGTTTAAGGCTCTTGAGTCAACCGTCGATATGTCTATTAGGCGTGACATGCTACTCTCCCAACGAGTAGGTTGGAATAACTTCATTACCTAGACGTAGTGCTAGGTTTCCTGAGGCAATATAAATAGTTTCTGTAGCAGTTTCATCAAGCGGATCTGGGCGTGATGCATATAGGTCCCATGTTCCTGGATCAACGAATCCAACAAACGCGTAGGCATCATCGTATGAAACTGTCAAGGTAATCGAGTCGCGTGACTCGTTTGATACAGTTGCAGTGCCTGTATCAGCTCCGTAAGGAACGTCATCGTATCCTTGACGCGCATACGTAAACGTAGTTGATGATGGAACATCTACTATGTAGTAGCTTCCGTTAAACGTTGAGTTAATACCTGCAATAACAACAAGATCTCCTGCAACAAAACCATGAGCTGTTGATGTTGTTATCGTGACAATACCGTCAGTAAGTTCCTTAAATGAAACGTTCTTGGTAACGTCAGTAACGATCGGATCATTAAATTGAACTGCGCTGTTTGCTAGTTCCTTGTTTTTAGTTCCTGTGTAGTTCGCAATCTTAAGCGTAGGGACCCAGGTATCATCACTTGCAAGGAACCCTGCGTTTATATAGTCAAGGTTAACGTCTAATACGCCGCCTTCTTGTCCCGTGATGTACATATCAAGTACACTTTGACCAAGCGGCAGTGGTTTTGGTACCATACGACGAGCGCGAGGTACGTCTGGAGAAAATACACGTGCCTTAGCGCGTGCCTTGTCTGGGTTAACTGACTTTAGGAAAAGGTCTACAACGTAAAGACCAGTGCGCATCTCCTCTACAAAGTCTTGGTTATCTAAGATTGTGTAATTCACGCCTTGACGTGATACTGATGTCACACGTTGTGGAAGAGCGCAGTCATCATCACCTGACCAAAGCTTAATAAACTCTTTTGCTAATATACGAGCAGCAGCCTTACCTGACGCAGGTGGTGGTGCCCCGTATGAATAGGTAACCTCGATGTTGCAAGGTGCCCAAGAGGTTCCAGCTTTTGCTTGAATTGTGGAGTGATCTACGAGATAGTAGTTTGCTGGATCAACGATCTTTCCAGCACGGTCACGCACCGAGTGAATACGCACAACAGGACGTCCGCGTAAACGTAAGCGCGTAGATGGCGACATACCATCTGTTGTAATCTCTGCATAGTCGTCAAACTCATCAAAAGGAATGTTATACACGTCTCCACCAACAAGCTCAGGAGTGTAATTTCGTGAGGAGGCTCCAAGACGATACGCCCGCGAAGCGCAGATGTAGCGTTCCGTCACAGTGGTAATTCCATTAAACTTACGGCCTGACATGGACCAAAGAAGCTGAGATGCAACCTTTACGGCGTCATAGGCGTATTCATCATCGGCGTACTCGTCGAGTTCGTCAACCGCAACCCAAAGATTTGACACTCGTTATCCCGTCTACTCGTCTTTTTTATTATGAAGAGGAGCGACATGCCTGTGTAGGTGGTTACACGTTGGCATGTCGCTCTCTTGTTCTAACTAGGAGGTTGGATCCTCTGATGACGCGATGATAAAGTCTGTCGCGTTATCTGCGTTGTAGTTCTCATTACCAGGTACGTTGTACGCTGTTGTTGAGCCCTGTGAATCGAAGTCGGATACCGCACGACCATTTGCAGCAACTACCGCTGTGCCAGCATCAGCCGTTGAGCTGACAGTTCCGCTTGTTGAGGTTGTGTAGGTAAAGGTTGTTGTGGTTGGAACAGATGCAATGGTGTATGTGCCATTGAGAGCTGTTGTTGTAAGATCTGCCACGACTACCTCGTCTCCTGCCTCAAAGTCATGAGCTGCAGATGTTGTAACGGTTGCAGTTGAGCCTGTACGAGCAACGTTATTAACAGATGCAGTAAGCTCACCATGCCATGTGTAGAAGCCCTTACGTCCAGTTGGTGCCCAGTATGAACGTGCGTATGAGTATGGACGCTCAGTTGCGACTGGGAACTCCCAGCGCTCATCGAGGCCATCACCGAATGCAGAGTTTCCAAGGCCATAGCCTTCGAATGTTGTTGCAAGCATTCCATTTTCAATTACGCGGTCTCCGCTTTGGCGAAGCTTTGCGTATGGGAACACCCAGTGGAAATATGGACGGCTTGCAGCCTTCTTGCCATCAATGATAGCAAAGGACCAAGTTTCGATTGCAACACCATTACCTGCTGGATCATCACCAGATGCTGGTGCTGCCCAACCGATTGACTTACGGTCTGGTGAAGCATAGGTTCCGTAGTTCTTGCGAAGCAAGAGACCACCGGAGATAAGTTGAGTGAGTTCTGGATCTGGTTCGCAGATCGCGAGCTCCATTGTGATACGTTTTAATGTATCGGGCGATTTGTATGTAACGCAAACTGTTCCGTCTGCGCCCTTTTCTGTCATTTCATCGCCTTCTTCATATTCAGGTGTGAATGAGAGGCGAAGGAATCCTGATGTGGTATAGCTATCGCCTGCGCCATTTAGGAGGTTTCCAGATGCGTCAAGACGAGTTACTCGAATCCCCACACCCTGAATACTCGCGGCGTATTCTTGAGTTGCCATTGTGCTTCTTTCTCCTTGTTTACTATCGGCGGCTAGGTTATTCTATGCCGTTAGGTCGACTCTGACTGCGAGATGCACTGATGGGTCAAAGTAAACCGCAGCTGGGCGGATTGCCTTTAGACGTAGATCATTTGCATTACCCGACACATCATAGCCTTGTGCTAAGTTGTCATTCACGACATCTGGCTTGCCAAGTAGTACCTTGACAGTTCCAGTGGCGTACATCCATTTATTTGTATCAGTCGCTGTTGCACCTGTGGCTCCTGTAGGGCCGGTTCCTGAGTAGCCAGAGCCAATGACTACTGGAGTTCCTCCGACTGTTTGTAGGTGGTCTTCACCTTCGGTATGATAAAATAAGTTACCATCAGCAGCTAGGAGAGCCGCGATGTCACGAGTCATGTGAATAACGCCTTGCTCACCCGCGGGTGATGAGGTAGCAATCTTGTGTTCAAGAAGAGCAACTGCCCTTCTTGGAGAAAGAGCTGTTCCTGAGTTTAACGTAGTCACCGTTGAAGATACTAGTGCTTTATTGTCGTGAGACTCTCCAATGCGGATAGCTCCGTCCCAAAGCTCCGCTTCAAGCGCCTTTTGAGTAACGCCTTCTAGTTGGCGGGTAATACGTGCAATGCGATCAATTCCAGAAAAACCTAATGTTGAACGGGTTTCATCTACCTCGATAAAGAACGGCTTGATCTCGTCAAAATAATTGACGGTAGGAGCTGCAATTTGCTCACTTGTACTGTCCGTATCATCGTAATTTGTAACAAACTGGGGAGTAGTTTCCCACTCTTGCGAAAATCCGCGTACCCACTTGTCCTCATCAATTGAGGTATCCGGCTTTACTACTGTGAGTAGGCCAAACTTCGAAGGTATAATCTTCGGCGCCTCAAAAACTCCTGTGTAAGCCATTCTTACTTCCTAATCTAATCCTAGTTTAATATCTCTCCCCGTATTGGAGGCGCCCGTAAACGAGCGCCTCCTCAACGAGATATCGAATTTTAGTATTCGATTGTAGCTGCTGTTGCGCCACCATTGGTGTCGCGTAGAGCTGCTGCTGCGCCGTTGATTGCGATTGTTGAGGTGACCTTGAGGGACTCAACGCCAACCTTTGCAACACCTTCGAAGGTTTCAACGAACATCTTGTAGTCGTTGGTTCCAACAAGGGTGGAATCACGGATAATTCCAAGATCCAAGGTGCCGCCATCGAGGAACAAGAATGTTCCTTCTGCGAAGAGGTACCATGTTACGGTATCTGGGAACTCGTTGATTGCTGCAGCGGCACTCTGTGAGCCTGTGAAGTCATCCATGTGCCAGCAGATGTTTACTCCGCGAGCTGCAAGGTAACCATCAATTTCACCGTATGCATTGAGCTTGTCATCGCCAGGCATTGCAAGAACTAGATCTGCAGCCATTGCATCCTTTACCCAAGCCGGGCAAATCATGCGAAGTGGTGCATCCATTTCTAGGCGGTGACGTGCACGGTATGCAGCTGCGCCACGGCCAACCTGTACTAGGAAGTCGCGAGCAAAGCCGATGATTGAAGCTGATGTAACAGCTGTTGACAATGTTGTCAAGCGGCTGAGAATCTGGCCCTCTGCCTCGCGAGCATGCTGAATAAGACCGAGCTCGTTGTGACGAGCGATCAATTCAGGATATGCACGAGTTAGGAGGTTACCGAATTGTAGCTGTAGCGTTACAGCATCTGTAGCAACTGTTGTTTCTGTTGCTGCAGTTACAGTTAAGCTGAGCTTGGAAGATGGTGATGGTGTTTCTGCTGAGTCGTTTGCAGCAGTCCAGATGCCTACAGCGTTAGCGTAGTCAGATAGAACTGGTGGAACGATGTAGCGGATACCGCCACGATCTGCCTGGAAGCGAGGTAGGCAGTCACGCACTGGGCGTGTTGCTGATCCGATTCCGAAGATGTCGTACTTAACTTCGAACGGAGCCTGGTGGCCACCGGAAGCAACAAGTGCCTCTGGGCCGACTACGTTCTGGATTTTCTTCCAGTTAGCTTCAGCATCTGTTGAAAGAGTGCGCTCTTCTGGATATTGAGTTGTGATCGAAGCAACGATGTGTTGTTCACCATCTCCACCGTTTACACGGCGTAGTGCGTGAAGACGCTTGGACATCGCCTCGGCGACTCCATTCATGTTGTCGATTGTGCTGCCCGCTGTGTATCCAGGAATGTCAGCGCCAGCCGTAATAGCTACGGTAGCCGCTGAAGTCTGGAGTGTTGGGCGGCGATCCGCTGGAGCTTCAATTACTTCAGTAACTGTAGCTTCAGTCTCGTTTGCGGCGGCGGTCACTGGTGCCTCCTGCTCCTTCTGCTCAGTTTGAGCAACTTGGGTTGTTTCTGGGGTAGCTGAAACTTCGATTTCAGCTGAGGCTGCAACAGGTTCTGTCGCAACTTCTGCAGCTGGTGCCTCTACGTTTTCAGTTGGTTCTGCTGAAAGTTCGGCTTCTGGAGTTACCTCGGCCGCTGCTTCCGCAGGAGTTTCTTCTGCAACAGCAGCTTCTGCAGCTGGTGTTACTTCAGTAGTAGCAACTTCTTGTGTTGCTACGGGTGTTTCTGCTGGGGTTGAAAGCTCAGATGCCTCTTCCACAGTAGTTGACGCTTCGGCCATTGGCTTATCCTCTTCTTTTTCTTCTTTGATGACTGGAGCAGCAGGAGCCTCTTCAGGCATTTCCTTCTCCTCTTTACCATCGTCAGAATCGGTTTCGCCTTCAGGCATTTCTTCCTTCATTTCGTCACCCTTAACACGCATTGCGGCTTCAGCGGCGCGTGCAGCAAGCTCTTGAGCTTGTGCCTCACGACGTGAAATTTCACCACGTACTGTGTCAAGCATGTCTGCCAATGAGGTCATGGCGTCTACTGTCTGCGGAGTTGGATCCTCCTTTTCAACCGTTTCGAATTCGCTGACGATAGCACTCTGCAACTCAACAAGCTTTTCAGCGTCAAGTTCAGAAAGCTGGTCTAGCATTTCTTTTATACGGTCCACTGTCCCTCCTCCGGGCCAGTCATGATGAACAAGATTTGTTAGTTCATCTCGCTAATCAGTCCAAGGCCGAGGGACTCTACGCGTTTTGCGTGGAGGCACTCTACCTGGATTGAATAATACATTATATTTTAAGTTAGGAGTCGGAGAAGTTTACTCAATTCTGAGGAAATCTCAGCTTGAGAGAAGTAATCTCCACCTGACATAAACGACTTGAGTCCTGTCGTCGCCTTATCAGCCTCGTCCTTTCCTATCTTTTCTTCCACCCTTGGGATCATATCTTCGATAAGACCTTTTAAGGCCGGAGGAAGATCACTATAACGGATCTTCTCCGTGTCGCTTCCAAACGGCAATGGGAGGTTTGCAATGGTCTCTCCCAAGGCTCGTGCCGAGGTGCGAATATTTTCTAGTGCGTCTGGGTTAAGTGCACGGGTATCAATTCTGTCAACTATGGAGATGACGTCGCCAGCGGCGCGAGCTGCCTCAATATAGTTTCCAGCATCATCGAGGTTTTCTGCTTCCTCGATTTTTTCAATTGCTCTATCCAGTCCAGTATTGCCAAGGTTCTGCTTTATGCGAGCTAGAACTTGACGAAACTTACCTTTTGCGTCTCGCGGCTGAGTCTTGCCAGGCACGTATTTACCTGCCTGAACATCTGTTACTTCTCCGAACTCAGCCGCTGATGCTTTTCCCAAATCGTTTGGCTCCTCGTTAGAGTAAGCCATTCCACCATGGCATCTTGCGCACGGGCAACCTGGTGGACACTGACACTGTTGACCAGCGTATCCAGGGCAAATGCAACCATAATCCTTGCACATTCCGCAGTCAAATCCAGCGGTCTCAGGAGACGCCACCATCGCGATACGCTCGCGTAGATAGGCTACCTCTTCACCAAGCTCTTGGCTTGATAAAGATTTCCACTTATCTGGAATTAAGTCTGGACGGTCAAGTTGACGAGCGCGCTTCATGATGTGGCGTCTAACAGCCGCACGCTTGCCTGGCTTTGATCTTCCGTAGGCTTGAATTGAGTCCTTCAAGGAGTCGATGTTTGTAATCGGGTATGAACCGTCTTTAAGGGCGTAACCCTTCTTAGCGAGTTGCTGACGCTTCTCGCGAGAGATGTAACCAAACTCGTCGTCAAACTTTTGTACTCCAAAAACTCTAGAATACAAGGCATCTGCACGAGCGGAAAGCTCTGCGGCGTGCGCCTCCTTTAATGCTGTAAAGCGCTCACGAGCGGCGTCCGCTTTAGATGAAAGTTCGGCTTGTTCTAACTGCTCCAGTTTTTGTACACGAGAGACCAAATCTGCGATTGGATCCGCCTTCATGCGTGCAAGAACTCCTGCGCCAGCCGCAACAAGTGCCATAACCGCGCCTGAGGCTACGCGAGCACGAGCAATAGGGAACCCTGGAACGTTTACCTGGCAAACCGCTACAAGCTCAAGTTTACCGTTAATTGGACGCCAGTCACCAGAAGGCGCAGACGCGCGAACTGCGCGAACCTGCTCTGGTGTAGTTCCTGGACGTAAAGCTCCAGATACCCAAATACCAAAGGAATCTTCTCCAGCGTGAACGTCCGCAAAGGCAGATGCTGTATCGTCATAGTGACGTACCGCCTCATGGGCAGACGCCTCAAGTGAGGCATGTCCGCCTGCTAAAGTTAGTTGCCCGACAGGAACGTCTGTTCCGTCGTCAGTGCGAACTACACCTGTATGAAAGTACGCGTAGTTGCTTCTTGAACGTGGTGGCTTTGTGCCAAATGACATTCCGATGTGATCTACATGCCACGCCGCGATATGACCAAATACACGACCTTCGTCGTCCACGGTCAATGGAGTTGGCTTGTCGAGCTGCGGATTGTCAAACCACGAACGCGGTGGTACGACTGGGATTGATCCTGCCACTAAGCCACAGGCGACAAGCGCTGAAGCCTCTACAGGATCCATTTCGTCGACATATATGCCGTCCGGGATCACTGTTTCCTCCTGATTCTCGTCTGCGACGAGGTAGATTTGGCACTCTTGGAATGCCGGTTTTGGTACAATTGTTACTGCCATAACTCGTGCATGTGAGATCACGAGTTTTTCAGTTCCAATCTTACCACTGTCTTTTTCGGCCAGTTCAGGCACTTCTTGACTTGCCTCAAACTGATCGAGATCCGCAGAAACTCCGCGGATAAAACCATTGCGTATTAAACGCTCTGCTTCCTTACCATATTCACCAGAGTCAAACACACCGTGCGCGTTTCCAATCCCGCCTTCTACGCGTTCCATATGATCAATACGTCCAACTACAACTGATCCGTTGTGTCCTTCACCAGTTTCAATTTGCCACATCAATGGCAAAGGTAGTTCACGAATTTCTATCGCGCCTTTCTTAAAGGTACGTCCATCACCAGTCTCAATCTCCTCTGGGATTACAAGAGGAATCTTAAACTTTGCGCCTTCTGCTGCTGCCGTCGTCTCTTCTTCAAGATGCCCTGCTGCAGTAAGAACTCGTCTGCGAGCATCTGCTGCTCTAGCTGAAAGAGTCGCCTTATCTATGATCTCTTGCGAGCTTAGTATTTCATCTACTGCAAAGTTTCCACGACCGCGCTTCATTCCTGGGTTGCGACGATCTCCTGGCCACATGCCTGTCATCTCTTTATGTCGAAGTGAGCAGTATCCTTTAGCTCTTGGTCCCATGTACTTCTTAAGGTTGCGGTAACAGCGCGTCCAGTCACCTGGAGTATTCCAACGAATCTTTATAACTCCGCCTTTACCGACTGTCCAGTAGCGACGTAAGTTCTCTGCATTTCCTCGATTACGATCTAAGCCACCAGCCGCAGTTAGGAACATTCCATTTTTACCGTTCCAAAGAACTGTAATAAATTCAAAGTCCTTTAGAGATGCAGTTACTGGAGCTATCCCATCGACTTGCTCGATGACACTCTTTAGTGATGCTGCGTCAAGTGGAACTACTGGAGGAGGAGTAGGAGAATTCATGTCTGCAAGAACTTGCTCGTCGCGTATCCATTTGTTATCTTTACGAATGTAGGTCATCGGAGAGTTGGACGTAGAGCTAGCTGGGACTAATGCAACTAATTCATAAACTGCACTTGGGTCTGTATCTGAGACTATTGCAAAAAATACTGGCTGAACATCAGAGTTTTCTGGTGTCATTTCTGATGACTCTCCAGCGGCAGCTCCGCGAATTACTGGTTGATAGTAGATCTTATTTGGATAATAAAACTTGCCGTCTGATCCTTGAACTTTTTTATTTAAGAATGACTGAAGCACTGGATGTTTATACGGATCAAACTGTAGAGTTACTCCTGTAAGTGCTTCAAGATCTTTTAAGTATGGAATTTTTTCAATGTTAGGAATTTGATCTGGCCCAGTTATTACCTTTGGCTTTTTAGGAGCTTCTGCGGTTGGAGTAACTTGTGCCTTCATTCCAGAGCGCATGTTATTTACGTATGATGACCAATCTCCCATTGCATTAGAAATATCAGACTGATCCATAGCTGGAAGAGTTCCAGGTATTTGAACATTAGGACGATCTATAGGAGTGCGTGGCTGACCTAGAATACCACGAGTATCTAGCTCTTCTACTTGTATAGGCTGAGCACTAGGGCGCGTTGGGTTAAACGATCCTTCACTTTGAGTAGAAGTTGCTGGAACATCTACTGTAGTTCCACTATCAAGCGCTACTCTAACAGTTTGATTTTCACCATTTATTGAAACTATATTTCCAGATCCACGCTCTGCGTCTCCACCAACTACTACTCTTGACCCTACCTTTGCAAATCTGCCCGTCTTATCACGTACCTGACGAGCAGCATTTTCTGAGCGCTCTTCGGGAGTATAATCTCCGTCTCCTTCAGTTTCGCCTTCAGTGGCAGCGGCTACAAGTGAATCTATAAACTCTAAGTCTAGCTCGCTAGCGGCAGCTGCAAATAACTCGGCTTCCTCTTCATCAATCTCAAAGATTGAAACTGGTCTAAATGGATCTTCTTGGAAGCAGGCGCTTAAAAAGAACGCAGACTCTGCATCAATTTCAATGTGAACCTTTTCTACTGAAAGGTCTTGCTCATCGTCTAATGCCATGTCATAGCTAGTAAGGTCTTGGTTTACGTCGTCTAGTGTGTTCCAAGTTCCGCCGTCCCAAACCTTAACGTCGTAGTTCTCATCGATCTTGTATAGGCGATCAATTCCAGAGCCGTCCATACGCATTCTAGCGATGAACTCAACTGCTTCTAAATTATGCTCAAATGCGCCCAAGTCCGTAGGGTATTGAGTGCTAATTGCATAGTCAAACTCGTCCTCGTGGTATGAGCTGTCTGCGTATCCATCTGCCCTTAATGACTTTTTGTTTTCTCTTTCAACGATGGCACGCGCCCAACGCCACGCGGTGTCGCCACCCCAGAGAGCCCACGCAATACGCCCATTTGACGGAAAACCGTCTTCTCCTGGCGAGTAGCCTTTTGCCTTCTTATCAATCTCATGACGAGGGAAATACTTTGCAATATGACGGACCTTTTCAATTCCAATTTGTCCTCCTCTTGAAAGAGTGCGGGCCGTATTAAGACCTACTGGAGTTCCTCCGCGCTTGTGCTCCTTACGCCACTCAAGGGCTCTCTTTGCCTCCTCTTGAGCGCCTTTAGGAATCGTGTATAAACGACGAGCGCCACCTACTATGCTTACGTCTAGCGTGGTAAGCGCAGCACTTGCTAATTCAAGTTGTGATTCAGTAACATCTAGATCTTCGTCGCTCCATGTAGCAGAGGCAGTTAGCGAAGATAAGACTCCTTGATTAACAACTAAGTTTTCCTCAGAGTTAATTACAACACCTTGGGTGTCGTTTGAAAAAAGAACAAGAGGTCCGCTTTTTCCTACTACATTCATGCCTGCTCTTTTCCTGTCTCATCAGTGACTGGTCCGCCCGCAATCCATGCATCGCACGTGCGCGAGGCGGCACACTTAAAGTCAAGGGCCTCGCAATATCCTAATTCGCCTTGAACCACCACGTCATAGGAATCTTCAACGTTTCCGTCCCCTTGTTGTAGGCCCTGAGCAATGCAGTCCTTCATCTTAGAGGTGACGATAAATGCAGCGCAGTTACCGCATCTGCTTGTTTTAGCGTCCTCACTGGACACATTCCAACGAGTTGCCTTTTCCTTCCAAAACTCGTCATTAGGTTCCTGTGGATTTAGTGGACCATACCCAACGTTGTCAATTGCATTTTGGCGGTTCTTAAGATTTAGTTGAATATCCTGAGTTGCAGGAGGACAGGCGTCTCCCTCTGCCGCCGCAACGACTGGCTCGTCAGGCTTTTCTCCATCGAGGTGCTTGACAAGATAACCGTAAGGTCCATTTGGATCGACTGACCCTAACGTTGCAAACATGAGTTCAATCATGCCATCAGCTGTGATTCTTTGGTCAGGGTCCTCGCTTGAAAGTTGATCGTATAAATCTGGGTAATCTGCAAACACCTGATCAATTTCATCGTAGGTTTTAACGTCTATTTGTTGGCTAGTATTACTATAACTTGCCTCTCGTACTCTTTTGAGTTGTACCTTTTCAGAATCTGTGGCAAGTTTTAAGCTTGACTCTTCGAAAGGCTCAGAGAATCTAAAATTTCTTAAATTAAAGGTGGCAATGTCAAGAAGATAGCTAGCACTTAGATTTTCCCCTTCCTTGATCTTACTCATAACAAGGTTTGCTCTTTTGACTGGGTCAAAGATTTGGCGTTCCTTATCTTCAAAGATGTAAACAAATTTTTTGCTATCTGCAGCTATAGAAAACACGTGAGCTCCGTCACTCAAATCGTAAGCTCTAATTACCTTTACCATAGTGTCTCTCCTTAGTTCCAGTACTCTGGATCCATCGCGTTTTCAAGTGCCTTATACTCATTGGTGCCTTTAGTTGTAAGAGTCTTTAAGCGCGCACTTATTGCGTCCTTAAATGCATCATAGGTTCCCCACTTTTCAATGATCTTATCCATCTCAAAACCTTTAGGTTGATATAAAGGATTATTAAGATTTCTTATAATCTTGTCTATTTCATTCTTATAAATCTTCATCATACCGTCTTGTCCTAAGCGTCGTAACATCACTGGAATGTGCTCTAGATACACATCTGATTCTTGCATTGCTCCATTTTCGAAGTACTCTTCTATAGAATTAGTGTCTTTCTTAAGCTCACCGACGGTGTTATCAACTGGGAATATGCGAATTTTATTAGTTGCTTGGTCAAATGCTACCATCCAGTTTCCATCATGTCTATCCACATTATTGCCAAGCATGTCAAGTATTGACATCCTAATTAAATCTTCTGGCGCGCTTAAAGAAGATACAAACGTAACTGGGTTAGAAATATTTACATCTTCACCTTTTGCGTTTTTTAGTCCTCTGCGAAACGCTGTTGACGCGTTGACTGCCTCATTTACTAATGGAATTACAGATCCTGCTCGACTCATTACAACCATGTCACGATCATTTCTGCCTACTCGCACGTCGTGAACACCTTGCATTCCTGCTGCCTTCAATAGTGTTGATGCCTCAACCTCAGTCACTCCTGCGTCTGTACCTGAGAAGTTTGAAACAAAGCTATCATTTTTCACGTAAAAAACTTGCCCACTTGCAATATGAGTCACTTCAAATGTAGCATTTACTCCAGACTCAACACCGCTTAACTGTCTAACACTAAATCCAGCATCTTCTAGCTTTGTGCCTCTACCATTTACGGCATCAAAAAAGTCTTGTACCCTTAACTGAGAAAGTACCTCTGCAGAGTTAAACGGATCTGAATATCCATAATCAGCTGCGTATTCGTTTGTGAGTCCTTCACGCAAACGGAAAATGTCGTCTAATGGCATGCTTCTGTCTTTATCTAGAATCTGTTGACTTATGTAGTCGTTAAGAGCATTTTTTGCACTTGGAGATAGAGCAGCAAGTGGCCTGTTGTTTCTTATAACGTCGCGTATCTGACTGTAGTGAGGTGAAATTTGTGGGTTATTTCTAAATGAGTCTGACTCAACCACAGCAATACCACCTGAGGAAACATTTGGTATGTTCTGCTTAGATTCAACTCGACGGTCAGCATTTGCTATTTGCCTGTTATTTACTGCTTGAATTTGTTCTCTAGCAGTAGGTTCTAGGTTTTTAACTCCATTCCAACTGTTGACTATCATTACCCTTTTGCCTAGCCAGTCAGCAGCTCCTGGGCGCCAACCTACTCGTGCAAACTCCATAGGAGTTGGTAACTTAGACATATCATAGTCGCCACTTGGCAACTTAGCTTCTTTAATTTTTTGCTCTAACGCAGCAAGGTCACTTTCTTCTTCTTTATTTTTTACCTGTCTTCTAAAGTCACTTAAGCTTATCATTTCTCCTTGACTCTGCCAGTTAAAACCGCTTAGTGCCCATACAAGTCCACCTTGATATTCTCTTCCTCCTGCAGCAAAGACTTTTACTTTCTTAATTCCATTTGCAATGTACCAGTTTTCTGAGTAACGGTTAAACGCAGTCGCAAATCCTGTCTTTTTACGACGAACGGCAAGGAACTCATTTTTAGCGTATGACTCTGCTATTACAATGTTTCCGCTTTCATCTACCTTTTTCTTTACTACCAGAATACGACGTATTTCACCCACACCTACACCGGACACATCTCTTATCACCATACTTGTATTTATTGTGTAATCAAATTTTCCATTATTTACTTCTTCTTTAGTAGCTCCTGGAAGCGGTGTAACAGTAACATTTACACTGTTAGAAGTTTGAATTCCTAATGAAAATAATTCTCCGCCAAATGTGATGCCTTCACGCACTCCATATATGTCACCAACTACCTTTACTAGGCGATCTTTTGCCTCACGAGACGCGACAGCATCACCTTCGTTAAGTATGCGCTGAAACGTGGCAATTTCTTCTTCCAAACCTTTTAGTGATATGCGCTCATTAGCAGCCTTTGCAATTTCTGCATCGCGTGATCCCCAGGCAGAAAAGTCAGACTGAACTGCGTCTTTATTTGTTTTATCTTTAATGTATTCAGGAATTGTGCTATCATCGTTAACTCCACTAGTTTCTCCAGAGCGAGCTATGCGCGGAGGAGCTACTACAGGCGCGTCAAGACGTTCTCTAACATCTTTTGCAGAAGGCTGTGCTTCTGACTCTACTACTCTAGGAGCTCTTCCACTCGCATCTGAAATTGCAAGTATCTTTGATGCAGAGCGAACCGCGGTAGTTCCATTATCAAATCTAATACGTAAATACTCCGGATCATTTTGTACTGATATAACAGTTCCAACTTGTCCGTCCTTTAATGCCTTAACGCGTGCGCCTTCGCCAACTACAGCACCATTGCTGTCTTTAGTTGTGTTGTTAGGAGAGTATCCCGGTTCTCTAGGTCCTGGGTAGACGTATCGTGGAGATTCAGGTTCAGGCGCTGACGGAGTTTCTACTTCCGGTGTGCTGTCTTCCTCTTGTTCTTCTTCGTCTGTGAAAGTACCTGCTGCATATATACTTCTTGTTTCTTCTGGTGTAAGTGCTCTCCAGCCTGCAGGTCCTGCTCCCGCAGGATCAGTGAACCAGCTTTGATCAACGTTAGTTTGTATAATCTCTCCACTTGCGCGCGCAACATACACATCACCCCAAGGGTCGGCATACACTAGAGATCCGTCAGATGGGAGATAGGCAAAAATGTCTAAACCATTTGGAATTCTGTCGTCCTCTACATCGTAGTATTGCTTAATTGACTCGACTGCTTCATCATACGAAACTTCTGCATTTGCGCGATTAGGTATACGTTGTAATGGCTCGGCTGGTCTGTCTTCATCACCAAAGTCATTTGACTCGCTAAGGATACGCTCAATTACAGCGTTTGTGTTTACATTTAGACGTTGAAGAGCATCACGAACAGCTTCTACTCTAACTTCATAAAGTCCTTCGTTAGAAGGAGCGTCTGGGTTAAAGTTAAGTAGTGCAGATCCAGATCCATTAACTATTGCCTTTTCAAATTGTTCCAAAAGGTCTGCCTCTTCAAACTTAGTTGCTATGTATCTTGGATTATCTGAATACCCATTCTCATCTGGTTCTTCTGTTGTCCAATTGTATGAATTAGTATCAATGTCATAGTAGTCAGGATTCTTTTCAGTATCAACTGGTATGTTGTAAAGTAGCTCGCCTTGAGGAGCGTCGTCACGCTGTTCATCAGACGCGTTAGCCGCTTTTTCCTCAGTCTCTTTAGGAGTAGAAGCTTCTTTAATTTGAGAAATTTCTTCAAATATGTCATCGATTAGTGCTTCTTCGTCTGGGTCTGGCGTCCCACCCGCGGCATCATGTAACTTGTTTAGGTTGTTGCGATTTCCGTTAACTGCGTCATAGGCATTTGCAATAACACGGTTAGGATCTCCACCTGCTAAGAATATTGCGTTATACAAAGCTTCGGCTGGAACAAATTCATCACCTTTATTAAACTCTAGCTGCCCTGCCCCGCTACCATTTGCTCTGCCTGCCGCAGGGGAGGGAGAATCAACAACATCATCTATTTCCTCAAGATCTAATAACTCGCCATCGTCACCAATACTTGACTCGATGATTTCATTAAAAATTGCATCGTCTTTGTCACCAATCAAAGCTTGAGTAAGCGCGACGCTTAGTTGTGGAAGTGTGTACTTGACCGCTAAGCGCTCTGGATCATCTGTAAAGTCTGTCGATTCTTCATCCACGCGACCGTCTGGCTCGAAGTCAATAGTGCGTAGTTGAAACGCGCCATTAGGAACATCAAAATCTTTAAAAAGTGAAGGAGCATTTGGTGTTGTGTCTGATTCTGGTGTAATTACATCAGGGGTGTCTTTACTCTTTTTATTTGCTTCATTTAGTTTAGCTACGATTCTTTTAGCAACTACTACTGGATCTTCAGCAAATGGATGTGGAGGAGAAGGGCGCTCTATGATAGTATTTCTGTCACCACCGTCTGCTCCTCTCCAAATTTCCCTTCGTTCTAAGGCTGGAAGTTCTAGATTAGAGGTGTCACCAATTAGATAAAGACCAGCTATGTTTCCTTCTACTGCAGCACGTTCTCTAAGACGAATTCTACCGTCACGCATACGTCCGCCAAGTTGTCCAGGGCCAGTCTTTATCTCATAACGAATGTCGGTGCCTTCAATTACACCTTCCATTGGCAAATTTTCTGGAATTACTGCTTTAGACTTTCCATCTTTAGCTTTAACACTTTCCTTAAACTTGTCATAATCAGGCGAGTCCTTCTCTGCGAGAAACTGTGCCTCTGCCCATGATGCAGCATCTCCAACCTTGTCACCAGTATTTCCGTTCTCATCAAGGCGATGTAAAGAGTATCCATCTGCGTTTGGAATTAGTTTGTAGTCATCATCAGAGATAAATGATCCATCATCCTGTTTTATCCATCCTGTAGGTGCATCAACCTTTGTCTTAAGTAAGTCATCAAGAGTTGGAATATCTTTAGAGGATACTTCCTTTGCAGTTGGCTTACGGGTTAATGGCTCTCTACTTATTTTTTCTCTCTTTAAAGTTTCTTTTGGTATACGCGCCTTAACTGGAGTGGCATTAGCACTTTCAATTGAGTAAATTCCGTCTGGTATCGTGTTATCTCCGCGAACTTCAATGTAGCCTGCATTAACTATTTCCTTGCCTTCAAACAAAGAATATCCGCTATCTGCATTTACACCAACAAAATTTCCTGCCGCGCTTCCAATATCTCCATTAGGAAGTTTGAATCTAAAATTAAGTCCTCCGCCCATTTCAACCCAACGCCCATAACGGTCACGCCACTGCAAAGCAACGCGAGCGCGACGGGCCGCACTTGAGTTTCCATTTGAAAAACCAAATGCAGCTACTAAAGCTTTAATTGGACTATCGTCGATCTTAAAGAATGAAGAAGCCATTCCTGTGAGTGTAACACGCAAACGCGCAAATGCATGGCGACGCTCAATTGACCCTGGCTCGAGCGAGTGAGCAGTTGCAATTAAAGGACGAATTGAGTTATCAATAGATGGATCTGACGAAAGCCATTGAGCGTATCTTTCTCGAGCAACGTCACTTGATGCAGTCAAATTTAATGATGATCTAGGGTGGCCAATTGGTAGTAGGTCACTGTTAGATGAATACTCATATGCCTTAAAGGTGTCTTGATGTGCTGTGATAAACTTTGCAACCTCGCGGAGTACACCAAGCTCACGGGACTCGTCTGACAGTGATGAAAGACTGGCGTTTGCGCGATTCATAACTGTAAGCGCACTGCGAGGAACAACTCTACGCTCGATAGGAGTGTTTTTGTTTGCCTCTGCTACAAGAGATAAAACCTTTTTACGAAGAGATAAAGGTTTGTAGCCCTTTGGGTAGATTGCCTTACGGTCTACCATCTTGCTTACTAATTCTTCGTACATTAGCTATATTTTTTCTTTGGAAGTAGATCTGCATCTTGCGAGTCATAAAGATCTGTTGCAAGTTCATACGCTCTACTAAATGGAACGTCTCCGTCACGGACACCACGTAACCATGCACCGCGTAATGCTGGAATGATCTCGTAACCAAGACCTGAGTACTCTGCCATCGAGTAAATTGCATGCTCTGGAGAACCATATTCATCAAGTGACTTTAATGCAACCTGCATAAGCTCATGCTGCATCATTGACGCCTCTGCTCTTGAGGACTTTGGATGTGCCTTTGGCAAGAGATCGTTGTCCTGCTTGTAATTTGGATTTGCAGGAGAACCTGAGCGCAACAGCTTTAGAAACGCGTTAACGCGAGCCATTGCCCACTGATCACGAGTCTTACCTGGTCTATGGCTAGATGAAAATGCGCCTGACCCTCTGCGATACACTGCCTTTAACATTGGTAACGTTGCCTTGCGTCCTGGCTTTGCGTTCTTGTTATGCTCTACTACCTTTTTACGAAGTGAATTTTCTGTTTTTTGTGAGAATACAATTTTCTTTCCACCTGAGGCTGATCCCTTTGGATTTTTCTTTGATCCGTAGATGCGATCCTTCTTTGGAGCTTTGCGTGATGCAGCAAACTCTTGAGCTGCAGATGAGTCCTTAGGAACACAGTTAGGAACCATTCTGCCATTTTTCTTTTTCATTCCAACTTGAACGTATCCGTCCCAACATGGACCAGCGGCTGCAGTTACGACACCGTCTGGGATAAGTGCAAAGCGGCAGTAACCTTCTGGCTCTACCTGTGCATCAATGATCTTGCACTCACTGCCACCAACATATAAAATGCAGTTGGCACACTTAACACCGATGTCCTTAATATCATTTTTCTCCGCAGGTTCATATCCTGCCCAAACGCCTGTGTCATCAGAGTTAAACTTTCCGTATTTTTGAGTAATTTCAATAAGCGCGTCGGCAAGATCTTGCTCCTCAGGAACGACAATTCCTGCAGCTAAGAGAGCGTCCTCCTGCTCAATTTGAAATGTCTCATACATCTCGTCGTGCGCGTGATCATCGTAGTCTTCACTGTCAACGTTAATTGAGCTTATGCGCATTGGACACATGCATGTAATTGGACAAGGGCATTGGCCTGACGAGCAATTCTCACATGAGCAACCGTTTTCGTCACAGAAATCACACTCATCTGCAACCATATCAGATGAATCTTCATTTATCTTTGAGTATAGATCTGCCATGCGTAGCAGAAGCTCAGCTGCTTCTTGCTTGGTGTTATCGTCATGCATTTGGAGGTACCTCGTCTTGGGGAGTTGCTTGCTCTGGTGTTGCTGGTGGTTGTTGTGCGGCCTGCTCTAAGATTTGTTCAATCTCTGGTGGAACTGGCGCTACGGACTGTGCCTGTTGAACCTCGCGAAGCTTATTCATAAGTTCAGGTGATATTGCACCTATCATCTGCTCGGTAAGCTCTGGTGATATTGAACCCTTTTCTATCAAAAGACGAAGCGCTAGTTCCTTTGACTCTGGAGCATCAGAGCTTGAGAAACCGTGAGCGCGTCTCCAGGCATCAAATGAAACTGCCATGCGATCAAATCCAGAGTCTGCGTCTGCAGCTCTATCATTACGTGTTGCTACTTGAGATGGGTCATACCAGAGACAGACGCGCTTAACGTCTTCCTCTCTAAAACCTGCAGAGAGAAGCGCAGGACGAAGATACATAACTGTCAACGCGTCAACGATGATAAGCATCAACGGTTCAATGTGTGCCTTGTAAAGCGCCTCGTCAATTTGTAGCGCGTTCGAGTATTTAACGTTGGCTAAACCTGTAACAACATCCTTTGGCACGTCTAGACCTTGAAGGATACGCTCTAACACGCGGTCAGCGCGTTGTGCAAGCGATGGGTCAAACGATCTTTCAAACTTGAATTGCTTGATTCTGTCACCAAGCTCCGCAGGACCGCGAATGATAAGAGGAACAACTGCGGATGCAGAATCCTCATCACGAATTGGAGTAGTCATTGCATCAATGAGTTGATCTTCAAACTCGTCGGCTGCCTCCTCGGCAGTCATGCCAGGACTTAACTCGTTCTCATCATCATAAGGATAGTCTGGGTCTGGACTTGCTGCAACTGAAAGTCCGTCTGGCAAATAAAGTGCACCAGCGTTGAGTCGCGAGCGCGCGGTTGCTCTAAACGTGCGATTTAGAAGTAGAAGCTCTGCGCATAGATCTAAGAGACCGCGCATGCTCGAATCTGCTTCCTCGGAGTAACGTGGGTGAGCTCTCCAAATTCGTCCAACAAAACTTGTGTTAGGAAGCTTTAATGCGGCAGCTGCGTTTTTGCCGCCTGACGTGACAACGTCACGACGTGGAATTATTAGATACTGGTTGCGTGCATCAACTTGAAGCTCGTCTGTTGAGCGAATATCCCAGCTTTCAGCAACGCCCGTTCCTTTACGCTCAGGGAATTGCACAAGATAGCACTCACCTGAAACCGATAGGTTTAGGGCTGCATCTCGTAATAGTCCAGCCTGTCCGCCGTATGCAGAGTCTAATCGCGCTAACGCACGCTCTGCAGCAGCAGCTAATCTCTGGTCAACAACATCGCTGTTGTTAACAGGGACAGGCGACTCCGCGGGATTATCAACCGCGGCTGCATAAAGACGAATACGTGAAACAACTGATGCAACAAGGTTAAATGCATACTTAACTTCGCCAATAGCATCATAGTACTCCCAGGCTTCACTCTGCCAATCAGAGGATCCGCCTGTTCTACGTTGCTTAAATCTTTCAACCTCGCCCTTATCATTTATGGCGATTTGTACTGCCGCTGCAGTTATAGGTCGCGGAGCAGAGTAAGGTAGTGACTGCGCATATGAGATATCTGAAATGACAACGGGAGTTGTTACATTACGTTGTGGTCTTTGATTACGAGGAGGAAATTCCTCGCGACGAAAAATTGCCACTTAAACTCCTGTCATTAAGATAACGGAACGCATTAACATTACCTGTCAAGTCGTGCGGTTATTAAGCCTGCTATCGCAGACAGGGCAAATATACACCCAATTAGGAATACCGTACTTGGAAAAAATGCATAAAGAAACATGGTTGGAAGCGCAATCCAAAGGGACATACACCACTCACAGGTAAACAGGTATCCGATTGAACTCGTGTGAGAGGGCTTCCTGCTAAAGACCCAGTCACGCACGGGCTCAAATATTGTGTCAACTATTACCAGGCGCGTTAGGCGATAAACCAAAAGCGCAAGTACAACGAAGTGAAGAGCTGACATATTTTCTATCTCGTATAGGTTCATGATGTTGGGTCCTTTACTGAGTCCATTGTTTTATAAGGGCTAAATGACCGTAGGCGACTGCCACAGGTACATCCTTGCACGTGCTTAAATGCAACTATCTTCCCAGATAAGGTAAGTGCCTGGGAGTCAAGCTTTTTATCTCCGGACCAGTTTAGATCCGCGAGTCGTTCTGAGAATATAAGGCGAGGTCCTCCTGAGGCATCTGCCGCAACAACAAGGACCAAGCTTGAATCATCCTGCATAACTATAGTTCTTACCCTCTCAAGATAGCGGCCTCCGTCTGGAACCTTACTTGAGGTTGTTGCTTCCTTAAAGTCCTCCATTACGTTTGCGGGGATTGCAACTATCGTGGATGGAAAGAAGTCATGGATAATCTTCATACTGTAAGCGCCCGATCTACTCTACGTTTCATTGCTCGATAGGTAACGCCTGAGACGCGGGCGAGCTCTGAGACCGTGACTCCCTTTAGATATAGGTTCTTGGCGATGTCTGAAAGTTCATGGTTGGCATTAAATGAGGCTGAGGATGGTGACGTGCGAGAACGATAACGTCTTGCCAGCGGTGATAATCTTGCGATGCGTAACTGCTCGTCAATGGGGATTCCTGGGCTTTTAGGACGAACTCTTCTTAGGCGCGGTGACTTTATGGGAGGGCGAGGAACGGGCGAGATGGACGTTTGCTCCTTGACCTTACGAACTGTCCAGGCGCGAATTGTTGAGCGCGTCTTTACGGGAGTAAAGGCATTTGCAATTGATTGATATGACCAGCCTACTGCAACAAGCTCCTGAACTCTAAAGCACAAGGCGTCCTTTGTAAGTGTAACGAGCAGATCTCTCTCGCTCTTAGGCAGTAGCGGTGCGGCCATGGAGTTACCTTAACACGCGCTCGTCAAAGCGTGTACAAACTGCTCGGTGTTTTGTACTTTATCGTACACGAAACCCACCTTTTCCTCCGCGAAAGGAAGGAAGCTTTCTTGAGGCAAGAGACTTTGCAGTTATATGTCCGCCAAGGAATCCTGCAGGAGGCTTAATGAGAAGCGCAGTTAATGCGTGAACAAGTGCATCAACACGGTCTGGAGATCTTGATGTTTCACCAGGAATCCAGCTTGTCATCTGACTTTCAAGCTCAGGAAGATAGTTTATATGATGAACACGATTTTGCTCGTAGGCAAGAGTCACAGGCTCCGCGCGTAATGCCTTTCCATACTTTGAGTGAACCTCTAATACCTTTACGTTTGGATCAATTGTATTTATTGCATTGCGAACTAAGGCACCGCCTTGATTTACTTCCGCTACGACAGGGCAACCCCACTTGCGTGCCATTTGCACAACCTTGTTTGCCCAAACGTCTGGAGAACCATGAACTGTCGCATCCTCAAGGATCCAGGAGTTGCGCTTATATAAGTCGCGCTCGCCTGTTGATGCGCAAACAACAATTCCGCACTCGTCGCGAGGATTCTCTGCAACCGATGGGTCAACGCCAATTACACGTAGTGGAGCTCCAATTGGAAGTTGCGTTTCACGACCGCGATCTATAAGTTCAATTGTCCAGAGAGCTCCTTCAATATCTGAAAGCATCTCGCCGTAGAGTTCCTGTTGTGCAAGACGCGTTCCTTCATATACACCCATAATTGCACTTATATATGACTCAGATAGGTTTCCACGGTTATCCATGGTTGAGCCTTTGGTAACTATTACCTTGTCTGGTTGCTTCTTACTTTCATTTATAAGTTGATAAAGAAGTGGAACGCGCTTAGGTGTCGTCGTAACTAAGATCTTTGGCTTTAGTCCAAGACGTGTACCAACGCGTAAGTTATCAAACGCAGTCATACCCGCCGCGTCGGGAGTTTGACGCCAGGCGGCAACCTCATCACCCCAGGCATGCGTGAATTGAGGACCGCGAAGTGAGTCAGGCTCGTCTGCTGTAAAGAGCGTTGCGGTGTTTCCATTAGGCCAAGTAAGACGACGCTTTGAAGGTTCGTAGTGCGGGCGCTCGCTTGGTGGCGTGATATTTATGATTCCTGACTCGCCTTCTACGATAACGTCACGAACGTCTGCGGCGGTACGCGCAACGAGCGCAAAGCGAAGTTGTCCTTTATTCGTATACCTTGCTTGTTCTCTTACCCACTCTGCGGCAAGTCTTGTCTTACCAAAACCGCGACCTGCAAGTACAAGCCAGATGTTCCAGTCATCGCCTGGCGGAGCCTGCTGCTCAGGACGACCCCAAAATGACCAGTCCCAAGGAAGGATCTCTTGATCAAGTCCACTTAATATCGCATCACGTTCCTCATCGGAAAGTATTGCGATTTGCTCGGCGATGCTTTTGCCCATGTACAAATAGTACAATAAGATGCGCTCGTTGATTTGTGTACAAAAGCGCAGATGCAGTACCTTAAGGCTAGGTGCCTTGGACGTGAGAGACGGAGGCGTATATCGAGAAAAAATGTGTGAAGTGTCTCCAACATTTTTCTACAATTTTTGCTTTTATAAAATATTTTAAGAACTTTTGTAAAAAACTACTATTAACTATCTTTTTGTAGAATTTTTTCCTGTGGGCTAGCGCCTGTCAGTCTGAAAAGTGTTAGTACATGCAAGAAGAAAGGCTAGCACCTATTACAGGTACTAGCCTTTGTTTTCTATCTAATATGTTTTAAAGTACTACCTCTACGTTGTTGTCACCTTCAAATAACTTAGTGAAGGTGTCAGCGTCCATGATTCCAGTCGATGGAAGTCCTTTGTCAGACTGGAACTTAGTTGTAGCTAGCTTTGTAAGATCACCAAACCATCCATCCTTGTCAGCGTTAGCTTCGTTGTAACCAAGCTCTACGAGACGACGTTGGACGTGATGTACTGTCAAAGACTTACGAGCATATGCGTTTTTGTATACACAATTGGCAAGTATAACAGTGTCCTTGGCGTTACCACTTACAGCTGCGCTTTGTCCTTTAGGTGGTTTTGGCTTAGATTCCACAACAACTACAGGCTCTGGAGCTGGAGCTGACACTTCCTCCACGACAACTGGAACAGGTTCAACGACAGGCTCAGGCATAGGCTCAGGGATAACTACAGGCTCTTCTTGCATTACCGCAGGCTCTATGGCAAGCGCTTCAGGCTCACCCATAGCCGCAGGATCAATTATTTCTTCAGTCATGGTTGTATAGTATTCCAATCTAGAAGTTATGACTTAGGGAACAGTGGCAGCCATTTGGTTATTGAAGGCTCCTCCGCACTACCATCATAGGCATTTGGTCCTAGTCCCCATGAGCCCCAGTCAGTCCCACCCTTTGTCATGTGGAATGTAATCTTTGCATTAGTTACTGGGTCAAACAGGTCTGTGTTAGCCGCAAGGTTAAACTTCTCACGACGGTCTGCACCAAGGCTTCCAATCATGTTAACTTGGAATATGCCGTATGAATTGTCGCCTGTTCTCACATTGTCATTGTGAGCTATAGGTCGACCATTACTCTCCCGCATGGCAACTGCCCATGCTAGCTTTAGGGCTTGGCCCTTGAAGCCTACCGCACGAAGTAGCTCTACGAGCTCGTCCTGCGTTAGCTTCCTTGCGCCCTCTAATCTTTCAAGAGGGTTTCCCTTTACGAGCTCGTACTTATGAGCTGGTATTGGTGTTTGTATGTATTGTACCGCCGCATTGGACGACATGGTCGTCACCGCGAAGATACCGATTGTCAGTGCTGTTATATAGGCTACGGACGTCATTGCTAGTCCACGTAATGTGAGCAACGCTAGTTCGCCTCCTTCTTAGGTTAGGGATGGGATAACTCAATGCAGCCACCGCATTAAGCTTCTTGCTACCCTGCAGCTTCTCAGATTTATGTCTGTCCTCTACCACTTGCACAGGGTTGGAGATATTAAGGGGCGTTAATAAAATAAACGTACCTCCGTCTCTCCGTATTGAACTTACTGGTAAACTATAACACAATGTTAGGAAGATAGGTGCCGTATGACGCCCATCTTAGATTAGTTCTTTTTATCTTCCTCTACTTGTTTAGCTTGCATGTTATCTATCTTACGCATTGCCTTTTCAAGGAAGCGAACCATAGCCGCATCAATCCATTGAGTCTCATCAACGAATTCATTAACCTTGCCATTTCTGCGTCCGCGACGTGTAGCCTTTTGAATAGCAGTAATGACTGGGCTGTCGTGAATCAATCCGTATAGTGGCACTATGACCACCTCCTCTCGTTCTGATGGGTTAATTATATCATCAGAAGGGGGGTCTTGTAAACCCCCCTCGAGAGGAGGCTGGTACCAACTCATAGGTAAGCCTACCTTAGCCCCTTTGGGACAGGCAGGCCATTGCGACCGAGGTTAACCCTAGGGCTAGGACCAACGTGCCTTTAGAAGGGTCCAGAAGGGCAGTAAGAACCGCCAGAACAGAGCTGGCGGCTGATACCACGGCTGGCCACACGATATTGCGCAACACGGGGTCTAGACCTTACTTGCTCTTTCGGGTCTTACCCTTAAGGCGATCTGAGGTGTTACGGATTGGAGTGCCTGAGTCTGCGATGAGCTTACGAGCCTTGCCGTATGTAATGCCAAGCTCCTGGGCTACCTCAACTACGGACTTGCCAGCTGTATAAAGTGCAGCTGCCTGTTGTGATGACGCTGTTGTCATTTGTTTTCCTTTTCTCGTTCTCGTTTTTTCCTGTTTGTTTTTATTACCTTCGAGTGATAGTAATAAGACTCGCGACCGATCGATCAGATCGCGTGCCTCGTTGAGCAGACTACTGCTCAAGATTTATTTTTCTTTTCTGGTTTTGGAGGAACCTTCCCATGCTTATTACATAGCATCTTTCCTCCCCATGCGCTACGAGGTTTGACGTTTAGATCACAGTCAGTTCCATATCCTGCCGCATAGCAACGAACTCTGTCCTTGACAAGAATCGCATTGTTAATGGCAGCAATTGCGCGTTTGACAACTGAGTTGTTAATGACAAATCCATTATCCTTATGACAGCTCCAACACAGGTATTCATTTCTTCGATGTGCTGGATCTCTAAGTGCGTTGGGCGCACCGCAGTTATCACAATGTTGAATGTTCTTTCGAGTGAATACGATATTGCGATAATCTGATGCACAAATCAACTTGTCATCAAGTTCATAGACGAGTACGTTTGTGTCACCGCACGAGGAACAGGTGTCATAAACGTAAATCTGTTCTCGTTGAACAGTACCTCTTGTCATTGATCCTCCGTAATCGTCCTTAGGAAAACTATAATCCTTTTATCTGAACTTGTAAACTATTCCTTAGGGTGAACTACTCCAAGCAAGGGAGTTGCCGCAGCCTTGACGAATTGCTTTTCAGCCATGTGGTCATAGGTAGATGCGATTAGTATTGAAGGAAGACAGAAGGCAATGAGGCCAGTCATTGCTGCAAAGAAATGAGTCCAGGTTCCTCCAATTGAAAGTGCAATCATTGAGATTGCCCATATTCCGGAGAGTACCTTAAGTGAGAAGGAGATGCGACGGTATTGAAAACCGCGTCTGCGAATTTCTTTTACTGATTGCATGGAGAAGTCCTTTCGTCTTTTGTAAGGAGAATTTCTCCTTACAGTACCGCAATTCCTACAGTTGTCACGAGGACAACAGTGATAAGCGCTGCCCAAGGGCCGGATGTTAAGTTGTCACTTAAAAAATCAGCAATGTTTCCAAAGAACTCTACTGTTGAATCCATTGCGTCTCCAAAAAAGTCCATAATCATTTTAGTCCCTTTCGTCGTTACCCAGGTTCCTGGGCATAGGATAATTATATCAGGAAGATCCCAGAAATTGGGTTAAAACCCAAATTTCTTTCTACATTCCGGTCCAAGCTGGAGGCTACGGCTGGTTGGGTCCGTAAGCTCCGCGCCGCATGACCCACAGCAAGAGTAGTGGACGCCAAAGAGCTTGGCATACCCATATTGGTTGGACTTGATGACTCCAACAAGGTCAAGGACGTCCTGAACAGAAAGCTTGTGGCGTGTAAACCCACCAAGGCTTCCGGTGAGTCGGCGCATGTAAAGAGTACTCATAAACTCACGTACCTCAACGAAAAGGAGGTCGCCATGAATCTCGAAATCGAGGTCAAGGTGACTTAGGTCCGCAACAGGAATGGCGTACTTAGACTTTTGAATGGTAGCCAATGGGACTTGGGTTGGGTTTACGCGAGGAGCCTTAGGAAGCTTAGGGAGGGCTAGCAGCCGCTTGATTAGATCTGATGCTTGAAGCTTACTTAACATCGGTAGGTTTTCGCGAAGCTCATCAGCCTCACCTGTTTCAATATCACGTTCTTTGAGAAGGCCAAGGATAAAATCAACCTGCTTCTCTGATGGTCCGATTAGTGTCGTCATTTTGGCTCCTTTCCTGAGCTTGGTACTATTATATCAGGAAGGTCAGGAAAATAAAGGAAGCCAGGCGGGAATGGGACCACCTGGCTTCTTGGAAAGGGTGTCTACAACCTGAACGGATTGGAGGTACGTCCAGGGAGACCCTTGGCATAAGGTATGAACGGACCTTTGCCAAGTAGGACAATTATATCATGCCCAGGAGAATAAACGAACCTCTTCATAGACCGTACCTACGACCTGACTCCAAATCTGTGGCGTATGGTCAAACGGCTGATACCCACCGGCTCCTCCGATTAGGACTCGGCCTTGAGAATAGGTGTTGGCAATTTGGCCTACGACCTTAGCCGCATACTCATATCCAGGGTAATCGAAGTTAAGCGTTGACAACGGATCTGAAATGTGAGCATCAGCTCCAGTAGCCAACAACACAACATCTGGTTGGATCTTGTGTGACAGCTCTGCAACTTGATCTACCGCATCACGAAATGCGTCATCACCGGAGCCTGGATCTAACGCCCAGTTATAAATACCGAACGAAGGTATATGCCCATCAAGACCTGTGCCTGGAAAAATTGCAGAGTCATGAATCGAGCATGTAATGATATCTCTTGAGCTGGCAAGCAGATTCTCAACGCCATCGCCATGATGCGCATCCCAGTCGATGTACATAACCTTCATGCCATTACGATGAAATTCCTTTGCAGCCCAAGCCATGTCATTGAAGACACAAAATCCGGAGCTGTGATTACGTTGAGCATGGTGCTTAGCTCCCTGAGGATTAAAGCCAACCTTCAAGTCGCCCGCAAGCATCTTTTCCGTAAGACGAACTGTTCCGGCAAACATGTGTAATGCAACCTTACCCTTGTGGGTATCATCCGGTCTCCATTCACCGCAATGCCCAAGGTCTAAAACCTTTGAAACATATTCCTTATCGTGAATTGACTCTACGAGAGCTCTGTCCGTATCAAGGATGTCTGGTTTTATGACTACGACGTCGTGGTCTTCTTGCAACATCTGCGTTGCATACTTTGCACGAACTGGATTAGTTGGATGCTCAAAATCTGAGCTACCAAGTTTCCAGTCAAGATACACGTCATCGTATGAGATGTGTAACTTAGTCATTTAACTTCAACTCCTTTAGATATTTCTCAAAGCTGGGATTTATCAAGACAGCGCTTGAACGCTTTGTCCGCATTAGCTCAATAGCTTGCTCTGCTGTATAGCCTTCAAGCATAAGAACAATTCCCATAGTTAAGCCAGATCTATTGATTCCAGCTTGACATCTAACAAGAACATTCTTTCCAGCTTTCCACTGTTCGTGTGCGTATTTAGCCGCACGCATTAGTGCAGCCTCATCGAAGCTGGAGTTATCGTCATAAAATCCGTAGCGAACTTCCTCGACAAACCAGTCAACAGGTCGTGCCCATGCATAGAGCGTGACGACTACATCGAACTCTTTTTGTGTTATCTCACGAGTACCGTAAGGGTTTGCCACATAGTCAATCGTGTCAAAATCATCTGTACCACCAAGCCAAAGCCCTGAAAGGATCTCGCTCCATAGGGGAAAGTTCCAGTCAATTTCATGCTGCGGCGCAGCACCAAATTCCTCTGTACTATAAGTTGCCATTGTCATGTGTCCTTTCGTATGGGTGGGCAACCCTAGCAACCACTTGTTAGGGTTCCCACGGGTCTATTATATCAGGTTTGTAAACAACTCTAAAACATGGAGCGGACGACGGGGGTCGAACCCGCGACCTGAACCTTGGCAAGGTTCCGCGCTACCAACTGCGCTACGTCCGCTAGAACTTCTGGGACTTTATAATGATAGGTGCAGCTGAGTAAATATCCCACTTGATTGCAGCAGCTATCGCTTTTTTAATATTCTCTTCTGCTTGTTTCAGTGTCTTTGCTGGACCTAGAATCTCTAAAGCTCCAAGCACAACATCTCCTCCTGAACCACCGTAATAAACATTACGAACATCTCTGTCCCAAGAGTAGTCTTCAGAAATTGGATATATGACACCGCGCACTGCAATTAAAAACATCGAGTCATGCGCTGCCGCATCACCATCTTCCTTCATGTCATAACCAGCTTCAATAAAAGCTCGCCGCATCTCCGGGACAAACTTCTTAGTCATAAAGGAATCTAAGTTTTCTACGCTGTTAGGCGGTTTTGGTGGAGTCCAACCAAACTGAAGAATGTTAGATCCACGACTTGCACCAGCTCCAGCAATTAGGTATGGTCCGTTTTCAATGACCTTATGAGTTGCCATCGTTGTGTATCGACCTGACTCTTCAGAAGCTCTAGAGTCACATCCAATAACACACCAACCATTACCTTGTATTGCGGCAAGTGTAGTCATAAACCTCTCCCTAAAACCCTGGTCACCTGGGGACAAATGTATCCCAGGTGAGAGGGCTACGTCTAATTACGCAGGGTCAATTATACTGAGAGGAACCGTAACATTTGAAGATTGAACCTCACCATTAGGAAGATACCTTGCAAACCTTCCTACCGGAGTTTCAAGTCTAACCACAACCTTTGTGCGATTCTTTGAGATGATTTGAGCATATTGCCCAACCATATACCGCGTTCCGGTGAGTTCATTAAACCTAACTCTATCACCAACACTAAAGTCGGTAATCTTCTTGTTCTTACGAACTTCACTCAGTCTATCTTTGGCAGCCTGTGTGATTTTGTCAAGTGAGTCATCAAATTTGCCTGAGGCTATTTGACTCAATACTGTCTCAATATCCATGGTACCTTCCTTTCGTCGTTAAGTACTATTATATCATACTTTTGACAGGAATGTAACATCTCCGGGGTAGAATCTTTTCCCGTGAAGGTCATCAACCAGCTTTAAGGCAAGAGCTACCGCTGCTGTCTCACTGGAACTGATGACCTCGAGTTCACGAGTATCGTCACTTGTGTTTCTAGCATTAAGCTTTACCTTGTATCGGTAAGCTTTTGTCATCAAGCATCAACCTCAGCCTTGAGGTATTGAATGCCCTCAGATTTTTGTGCTTCGTCTTGTTCCCAAGGCAAACGTGTTCTATCAATATCAAGTAAGCTGTTGGTAAACATTACCGCAGTCTTCTTTGCAGCGCCCAATGTTGTATGGGCAGCATAACGTTCCTCGCCTGATGCGAGGTCCTTTACTTTTACGAGCCACGCGGATTGCGGAGCTTTATTTTTGAGTAGAGTTGCTACTACACTCATCATTTCCTCTTTTCTTTGTCTTTGTGTTATAAACCTATTATATCAGGTTTTAGTCATCATCCGAACTGGAGCGAGATCTTACCTTTTCCTGTTGGTCCCACATCTCTTCGCGAAGAGCACGTTCGTACTCATCACCGCGATACGAGTTAGAGCCAAAGGAGATATCCTCATCTTCATGAAGCTTATCTAAGCTAAGAACCGCAGTGTGCCCTGAAGCTGCAAACATGATTATGAGCTTTACGTCACCTTCGTTTGCATCATCAACTAAAGCTACCGTAAAGGGAAGTCCTGCGACACCATTGCGATGATAAGCTAGATCAAGTATTTGTAATCTATCTGGGTCAATTCTTGTCACGAGGCTTTCCTTTCAGCAGTACTTGGTCTTTTCTTTGTAATCGTGCAACCTTCAAGCTTTTGTTTTGCTATCCAGTCCTTAGCTGTTTTCTCGTCAGAGAACTGACCTAGCCACTTGTCTCCTTGAAAGACGTTAACGAGTTTGTATAGATTACTCATATCGCAGCTCGATTCTTTTTAATAACTGGTTTGTAAGATCTACTGTTCCCACCTTTGGTTGGAATCATGTATCCGTATCTTACGAGACGGAAGCGTAATGCTCCATGAGTGACGCCAAGCTTCTTAGCAAGATGATAAAGCGTAACCTTTTGCTGGCTATGAACTTTCCAGAGAAGAGCCGCATACTCTTCAGCCTCCTCGCGATACCTCGGAGAATGACTACGAACAAGTTGTGCAAAAGGTTGAAGCTCAAGTAGACGAGCTAAGTCCTTGGCATCTGGCTCGTAAGGTTCATATTTATACTTGACAACTGTCTCTGTCGGAAGATTTGGAATTGGAAATTCCTCAGGAAACATCTTGATCTGTTCGATTAAGTCCTGGCCAATACTGACGTCAATTTGTCGAATTCGTTCTCTAGTTAAGTCTGTTGCGTCCGCAATTGACTGTAGGGTCCAGCCCGCATGTCTTAGTGCAGCAATGTAGGAATTTCTTACCAAGGCATCACTCTCTTGATCTCTGTGAGGAGAGGCGCCAAATGACTTAAGGATAAGTCTAACGTTCTCAGGTAAAACCTGATTACTTACTACCGTATGAGTTTCCTCAGTGGCAACGAGCTTGCTAAAGTCTTTTCGTGTTTGTGTCATGGATATATTATATCATACTTTCTTTAGAAAGTAAAATGGAGCTGGGCCACTTCTCCTTAGCCCAGCTCCAAGTGGTGCTACTTCTTAGGGAACTTCTTTTGTCCGCGTCTGATTGCAGACATGGTCATCGAAGCTTCCTTCGTGGTGTTTACCTGAATCTTCTCTCCTGTGGAGGTATTGAAGATCAGATAGTGTGAGCTATCCACCGCACGTAAAACCGCAAGGGTCTTACGCTTACGGAAGTAAGCTGGCTTGTAACCATTTGGAAGTTTGACTCCGCGAGCCAAGGGAGGAAGCTGCTCTATGCGAGTTCCAGGCTTGGCACGAGCTGGAGATTTGATCTTCGCAGTCATGGTGTCCTTTCGTCTTTTATGAGCGCCTTGCTCATACTTGCTTATCTATTATATACAGATAAGGCAAATCTGTAAAACTAGTTAGGACAGGGCGAGTGGGTTACACTCGGGTAGAACGTGAGTTCTCCATTCACGGATAATCCTGTCAAAAGTATCCGTATACCCAAACTCCTTAGCTCGAAGGAGAATGGCGTAGTCCGCAAGGGACTCAGCCCAGACCTCTTCGTGGTCCTTTGAGTTTTGAGCGGAGCAGCTTACGCAGAAATCTTGTTTTGTTTCCACGACTGGTCCTTGATCTTTTGTTGTAGCTCGCGATTTGGCACGAGCGCCAGAAGAACTAAACCAAGCTCTTCCTCGGTAAGTGTAATTGTGTATTCCATGAGAGTCCTCTCCTTTTGTACTATTATATCAGGAACGACCGCAAGTTTGCTCTTCTTTTTGGAGAAGAGCTTTAGCCGAGCCAAGGTGAAGTTCGCAGGCAGGTACCGCGCTCATGATCTGACGCTGGCTTGACACTCCAGAGCAGACCGCACAATACGAGACCTGGGTTGCTTTCTTAGAACAGTAATGGCAAATCAACTTTGAGCCTCCTCGTATCAATCATAGTCGTAGTAACCTTGGAAGTCTGAGTCAAGTCCGCAGGTTGGACAAGTCCAGGTCCATGATTCGATGACTTCATGGGGGATGTCGCTGCCGATTCGCGTGGCGTACTCTTTTTCTAGAACGACTTCGCGCTCTTCTTCTTTTTTGCCAAAGTCATCACACTCTTTGTTTCGGCATGAAACATAGCGAAGAGCTGCGCTCCCGTCCCACAACCCATTTTTGTAGTACCGCAGATAGTCTTCTACAAGATTTTGCAAGTGTGGAGCAACGAGCTTCCAAAGCTTATCTAAGTCAAGATACTTGAACTTGTCGTCGTCGAGCTGATCGGAAAATTGCAAGTCTGGTTCAAAATTATAAGATGAAGCATACTCTTTGAACCATGACACAATTGGTCGGGCGATTATCTCCTCTGAGCTACCGCCTATCTCTCTGGAGGACTTTACAAAACCGTCCGCATCAAAAAGAGCTAGGTATTCTGCACGTATCTTCCTAAATTTTTCAACTGCTTCATTCTCACTCTTACTCACTTTGAGCCTCCTCTAACTTACTGAGAAATAACTCAATATCCTTCTTGATGAAGTAGAAAGCATTACCGCATGAATAACAATACGCCTCAGTCATTGGGATCTCTCGGCAAAATGCGTCGATACCCGAGTGAATCAGGTCAGTGTTATCACAACCTTGCACTTGGCATTTTTTCATTTTCGTCCTTTCGTCGTTTGGTCTTACTGTACTATTATATCAGGAACTAGAGACTATGAAATATCTCTGTCAAACTACCAGTGAGTGTTATCTTCCTTCAGCAGCAGGCGGTAGCGACTTAATATAGTCTTCAATTCCTTCCATGAAAGCTTCAACGTTTATTCCAGGTTTAATATAGTAAAAAGTTTGGTAGGCTCTGTTGTGCATTACTATTCCTTGCGAAGAAATAGCCCACTCTTTCCATCCATCTTCGTCAGTGTCAGGCCAGTCCTTGCACTCCCATCCTTTTGGAACACGATTTTTGGACTTATTGTATGCATAATCATCATGGACATGCATTGCTTTATGGCAGCAGTCGTAGCAGTGACCAGTCAACTCATACGTTTGCTTTTCGTCATCTTCTATTTCACAGTTACATATGATCTTGTCGCTCATGTTGTCCTTTCGTCGTTTAATTTGGCAGCTCAGAGGACTTACCGCAGACGACCGCTGTAGTGAGCGATGTTCCACGTGCCCCTGAACTGTTAGTACTATTATATCAGGTTATGGAGTAAACTCCAACATTGCCTTTGCCCAGCTTGCCAGCTTGGGTTCAAACTTGTTTTTGTGGTGGCCGCATAGGTACAGGTCGCCGGAGTCACCGGAGATCTTCCAAAGGGCGCGAGCAACGCGGCACGCATCACATTGGACATACTCGGAGAAGGTCGAAGGCTCTAAGGGAGCCTGAGCTTCAAGCACCGCACCTGTCTCACTCACGAGATTACTTTATCACGTGAGAGAGATGATTAAGAGCTTCAGTCACGAGATTTGTTACCTCAAAACTGTCTCCTCCGATATGCCACTCATAAAGCTCATTTAACCCAGGTCTTCCGAACTCGTATCGCTTCCAATCGTAGATGGTTGCGATTTCTCCGGAGTCAAATTGAATTATCCACTGCGTAGTGACTTTGTCACCCATTGAGAAAAACTGTGGATCTCCGAAAACCTCGGTAAGTTTTTCACGAGTCGTTTGTACATATCCCCGCAGTGATGTGCCATTGGCATTGATCTCTGAGTCTGCGAAAAAATTATCTCCGAACTTCATTTCATCCTCCTTAAGCTGAGAAAGCAAGAACGTAACCTTTATCCTGCTTTTCCCAAATTCTTTTGTTAGCGGCAAAGAGTGCTGCTTGCTCGTTTGAGAAGAGCTCAGTCTTCATTTGGCGATTACGCTTTTCAGCCATTCCCCAAAATACAGTCATACGATTTCCAATGACTTCAATTTCATACATCTTCTTCTTACCAATGAGTCCGCGATTTCCATCGCTCTCTTTTATTAGGCACCAGCGTTTCATTTTTATCCTTTCGTCGTTTAGTACTATTATATCAGGAAGATTAACAGAAGCAAACTCCAGTTTTGGATGGAATTGTGTGGCAAGTTGAGCAGAACAGTATTTCTGCTTTTGGTTGGTTTGATTTCTTTTGAACATTGGCTAGACCAAGTTCAATGAGTTTTGAAGATACAGAGTAGTAAGAGCGATTTAACTGCACCGCAATTTCTCTGATTGATTTATTAAGACCTTTAAGAGTCTCAAGAGTGCGGATGTCAGAATGTAGCCATTCTTCATTCGCGCGAGTTGCTGTGACCAATGTGAAGCTTTGGGCTTCTCTCGTCCATTCCATTGCATTCATTTAGGGTGTCCTTTCGTCGTTATAGAACTATTATAACATAAACGAGCGACAAAGTAAACAAGCCAGCCCGAAGGCTGGCCTGTTTATGGACTAGCAGATTTTCAACTCGGAATTACGGTACCGCGCCTGATTCCAGTTTGCGCACCCGTGTCGATGTTGCTACGGAGTTTTTACCGAGGCTAGCTTTGCTATTACCGAGGCTGAGATACTTATATCTGCTTCGTTTCCTAGACCGCATAAACGTCAGCTTTTCGGGAGTAGTGTCCCCACGGGATACCCTTACGCTCCAAGGTCTAGTAAGTCCTCTATATTCAGTTGTGGTGCTATTATATCAGGAAGATGGTGTGTCTTCCCAGTCCGTCAGGTAGCGAGCTTCAAAATCAGAGGCTGGCCTTTTGAGTCCAAGCTCCGCCATCTTTAGGTAGCGGTCAACGTCTGCTCGCTTGCGGGCTCTGAACTTTGAGATTCTTTCGCCCGTCTTGACATCTATAATTTCCCACACGCCTGCTGCAACATTGCGATTACGCATACACTTGCCGTCTGACTCTTTCGGCAAACTCCTGGAGCTGCACAACCCAAGCGTGAGAAAGCTCTATGGTCTCGCCTTCTTCGTCCGTGCCGCCTGTAAATACACAGTCACCCACGATTACGTCGGTTTGTCCAAAGGAGCGTTCCCACATGTGCGTGCTGATGAGATTCACCGGTAAGCCAATGAGCTTGCCTTCATCATTGCACCAAAGTGTAAGATCTGGCTTCAAGCTTACCGCTTGAATTAGTCCACCTACCGTGCCTGAAAGCTGATTGTACTCGTCGGTGGAAAGATCAAGTACCTCGGTTGTTAAGTCTGTGTTTACTCGTAGTGCTGTTTTCATTTAGCTAACTCCACTTCTGGAAACCACTTCAATAAAGTTTGAAGTAGGTGGTCGTAGTCGCCTGCAGTCATTTCCGCAGTGAACGTGGCAACCTCATCACGGCGCCCTTGCTTTTCTAACTCACGGCGTCCTGCACCAATTATAGCGAAGGCATTGCCATCTGTAATACTAATTGCCATTGGGTGTCCTTTCGTAGATTCTAACCCTTGTGCCAACAGGTGCAGCCGCAAGGAAATGACGAGCCATTATTTCTTGGGCAGTAGTCGTGTTCATCCTCTGTGCAAGAACCGCACTTAGGATGCACCACTGTCTTGCCTTCAAGTTTAATTTCCATAGGTACTATTATATCAGGAAGAGTGTGGATATTGCAGACCTCGTGAAGCAAGTCTTTCACCAGCTTCATTTAGTGACGTGATAATTTCAAACACGTCCATTCCGGTGTCCCAGCTATCAAACATTGAAACTGCTAGGTCCCAGTGTTCGTTGGTGTATTCCTCACCTGTGTTGCTTTCAACGTCTTCTTTTGTGAACCATTGAACCATAATCTCTGAGTTTGGGTCCTCCTGTTGGAGAGCCGCAAGTACTGTTGATACTTTCATTGGATGTCCTTTCGTCGTTGTTGGTACTATTATATCAGGAAGAACGTTATTCCTGAACTACTGGCTCTAGCTTATGTGCGTCTACACAACTAAAGCACACAGGATAGTTGAATCGGTAATCAAAGGTATCATCACTAAAGTTGCCTAAACACTTCTCGCAGTAAGTTAAGTCGCGCATTTGGTTCATCCTACTTGGAGTAGCTCATTACAAAGTCCGCACCAATACGAATCTCCGAGCACACTTGACTCGTCATACTCGTGAAGTATTTCTTCAGTAGGGTGTTTGCAGTCATTTACAATAGGGTTTCCAAAGTACGAGCCCATAACTTGTTCGTGAGTTGGTTCCTTGCCCTCAGGCATTGAGTACGCCAACATTTCCATTCTTTCAACGTAACCGCGCATTAGATTTCCTTTCCGTCGTTGGTACTATTATATCAGGAATCGAGTACGCTCGCAAGATCTTCGTAAAGATTTTCTATTACCGTGCCGTGTTCCATTATGGTCTGCTCGAACTTGTCGTCCAAGTCTGAGGCACCCGCTGGAATCTTGTCGGTGCGCATTACGTAAATGACATCTCCTGGAGACATAAGCCACCAGTCACCGTTCTCGTTGGCTACGTATAAATTACTCATCATCTTGTCCTAGAGGATAAAGATAGTTGCCAAGGTCAATGCCGCAACCAGTTTTGATGACAACCTCACCGGAGTCATCTACAATTACCGTCGAGCCGTTTAGTCTTTCGTTTACCCATTCCCTTAGGTGCTCTAAGGTTTGCAGGTCTGCAACTTTAAGTTCCATGTTTGTCCTTTCGTCGTTGGCAACCGGTGGAAGAAAGTCTGGCGGTTGCCCGCGGTTTCATGTCCACCGGTTGTTGGTATCTATTATATCAGGAATTAGAGACCAGGTACAACTTGTCCACAACCTCTTTGAGTGAGATATACGCCTTGCCAAGGTTTTGGGTCAGGCTAGCCAAGGTCCCGCCTTGTGAGAGGGACTGAGCGGTCTTGGTCGCCACGGCAACCGCCGCGTTGCTAGTGCCAAGTGTTAAGAGCTTGCGACCCGTCAAATCCTGGGTCGTCCAGCGCCCGTGAGCATAAAGGTCAAGGTCTTGCCCGCCGTTGCTTGAAGGCATCACCGGAGTGACCCAACCGGTCACGCCGCGCATGCTATAACGAACGTCCGTCGCGCCAACGGAAATAACTTCAGGGGTACAGGCTGGGTAATCAACCTTAAGTTTGTTTCCACCATTACCAGCGGAAGCTACAACTCCGATGCCTGCGCCCGTCAACTTCCGAACTGTTGCCTGGAAGCTAGCTTCGATGGGGCATCCCACTTCCTTGTAGGAACGACCTACGGATAGTGAAACAGCTCCGACGTTTAGTCGGGTTGCATTCGAATCTACCCAGTCCATTGCCTGTTGAACCGAACGCATGGTGTAGCTATTGGCAAAGCCTTTGGCGGACATGCCGACAATGCGAATAAACACAACACGAACGTTTGGGTCAACCTGCACAGCTACGGAATACATCTGTGACCCGTGATGCATTGCCTTGTCCTTTACGTCTTGGTATCGCACATGAGCTGCACCTGGCCCATTCATAAACTTTTGTCCATTAGGGCACGTGCCGTATTCGATGATGCACACTTCCTCAACGAGAGTTGACTTGACCCAGTCAAGCTCGGTGTTAACTCCGGAGTCGATAATCACCAACGTCTTTTGTGTGTTGGCACTTGCTGGTACCACAAGCAGAGAGGCTGCAAGGGTAAGTATAAGTAGTAGTTTAGTTTTCATTGTCATTACGTCCTTTGTGTTTGTTCTTGCGGGTATACTTTCTTTTGTTCCTTACGGGTAGGGAAGCGGAGGAACGACGAAGTTCGAGTAGCCTTCTAAGCTGCTCTGCAGTTTTGCTTAGCTTCATCGTTCCTCCTTTGTTGCTCTTTGACGGAAGGGCAACATCTTTAAGCAGCGTTCTTGCTGCCAATCTTTGTAAGTGCGTTTGCCGCAGCAGTACCAATTCTGATTGCCGCGTCTGCAGGATCCATGACGTCGGAGAGTAGAACTGTGTTCGTGCCTCGTGTAAGTTCCATTGCATCATGTAGATACGGACTCCTACAGAATGGTAACCACAGAACTGCAACGCCTTTGTCATCGCATTCCTTAAGCCAATATTTAGCGCGTTCAGTCTCAACGGAAGTGTAGCGTGCGTCACTTACTACTACGAGCAAGCGTGCACCATTTCCATAGAGCAAGTTTAAAGAACCATCAAGTGCCTTAAACGCCTTATCGAACTTCTCAGTTGAATCAGGCGCAGTGTACACATTGATCTGATCAAGATGTTGCCCTGGCTTTAGAGTAGGAAACACGTCCTGCCCAAAGTAAACCATTGCCGCACGAGCTTGAACTCGACGTGCTGCCTCTGACATTGCCCAGGCAGTGACTGCCATAGGGTTCATGGCACTGCCCATTGAACCTGAGATATCAACCATGACACCAATACTTAGTGTTGGGTCATCAGTGTGCTTGCGCACAGTGCGACGCCATGGATTGGCTACCTGCATTGAACCTTGAGCTTTATACGCAGCATTTTGTACAATGGCACGAGTGCGTAAACGTCCAGGTGGAAGTATGGACTGAATCTCGTGTTCATCACGCTCACGATACTTTGCTTTCTCAAGCATCTGTGCAATCTTGACTGCGGCAGCTCTTTCGTTCGCCTCAGGTTTACGAATCTTCTCAAGACGAGAGTTGCTGCCATTAGTGTTGCCTGCCTCAGAAGTATTCTTGAATATCTCTTCTGCGATCTTTTTGTGCTCACGATCTTGGCGGGCAGCCTTTGAGCGAACTTCTACCTCTTGCTTCCACTCCTCAGACTGCTGTTGGTCCTGAGCATCATCTGCCACAGCGATGGCAATCATGTCAATCGCATCTTCGATTTCCTTGATGATGTCGCCAATCACTGCTTGGATGATCTGCATATCTGTTGGCTTGTCAAGTTCTTCGCCACGCTCGTTTGCAAGGTCACGTAGAATCTTATCCCACTCACGAGCAAGATTGTATAGAGGCAGAGGGTTAAGCGCATTTTCAATACCTTGAAAGCGACGCCATACACTTTGCAACTTTTCAAATGTATCCGCACCTAGAAAGTCAATGACAACTGTGTTGATGCCAACGACATCATCTGCGTCAAGTGAACCTGCGTCAACGCGGGCACTCAATAGGGCAGCGATTGTTGCGATTGATCTGATGTTATCTGCCTTCTCGATATTCTCATTTATGTCGTGAAGTACAAGGTCAAGTGCACAGGAGCGAAGAAAGATCCTGTTCATTGGAAAGTTAGTGACGCCAAGGCGCTCAATGCGAGTTTCCTCAAGAGACATGAAGGCATTAAACTCATGAGGAGTTAATTCCTTACTTGCCATTGACAAGTCCATCTTTGAGTAGCGAGCATGTAGTGCCTCATGAAAGATGGCGCCTGCTGCCTTTGGCCAGTTAAACAGTGAATCGCGATCTAAAAGATCACCAATGCTTGAAGGGGAAATTCCCTTACCGAATGATAAGTCTACATTGACCTCAACCTCAGATAGGGCTGGGTTAAAGCATGCAGGGGTTGGACCTCCTGCGCCTGGTCCTACGTAGGCAACGATGTCTGAGCGTCCTGCCCAGGTGTTTACCAAGGAGCCAATCTGAGCTCCGACCGGCAGCCATTCGGCTGGGGTCTGTTCCGCGCGGGTCGCGGATACCTTTATATGTCCCATAGTTTGTCCTTCCGTCAGTAGGTACTATTATATCAGGAAAAGAGGAAACCCCCTGACACCCATGACAGGGGGCTTCACTCGACGCCAAGGGGATTAGATCTTGGCTGGTCGGCACTCCTCACCGTACACCCTGGTGAACACGTCCGCAACGACGGGGCGGTCGAGTTCAGGTGCAGCGGCAATTATGTTCGCGATTGCGAACTTAGTGCCGAAGGTTTTAGAGATATCGCGGAACGCGAGTAGCTCACGCATTTGTGGTGCCCAACCACACTCACCAGATTGTTGGCGACGTGATAGGTTTTGAGCAACTACAACTATCTGTTGTGGCGCTCCAAGCTTTTTAGCAAGCATGAAGTCAGTTGACATCTCAACTTGAAGTACGAAGCGAGATAGTAAAGCTTCTGAAAGTCTTACTCCAGGAGCATTTGGATTTGTAGCAGCGATGACATAGAAGCCTTCCTTGGCTTTGATGGTACCGCGCTCTGGATTGGCAGTGATAGTTAACTCATTAGTTCCATCCATGAGTGAATAGACACCTGAGAGAACCTTTGGATCGATGAGACCAATCTCATCAATGAACAGTGGGCGACCTTCCTCGGCAGCTTTTACAAGTGGACCATCTTCCCAGGTGAAACCACCTGAAGGAGTTTGGACGTATCCACCAATGAAGTCTGCAAGTTCAGCGTCACCTGTACCAAGTACAGAGATCACATTTGGAAATGCTGCCTGCACAAGCGCAGTCTTACCACAACCAGGAGCACCATAGAGCAAGATGAATTGCATCTCTTGATGCGCCTTACGTAGAACTTGCACGTCATCGTGCTCGCCCCACTTGCGGGCATGGTACTTCTCGCCATTAGGGCGCATGTATGTCTCGTCACCGACGAGTGCATCTGCTGACACTACAGGGACCACCTTCTTGACTGTTGCACGAACGGCAACCTTACCCTGAGGTGTAACCATTGATTTAAGTTCAGAGGACACATCTTCGTTGAGATGCTGACCTGCTGCCTTTAAGAATAGATCGCTAAGTTTAGGTGACGCACCTGGCGCCATTGAATCTAACTTATCTAATACTACTGTTGACATGTGGGTGTTTTCCTTTCGTCGTTGTTGTTAAGCGAATAACTTATCGCCGAAGCCTAAGGCTTTGCGAACACGGGTGATGCGACCTAGAACCTTGTAAGGGGTTCTTGAGTTGCGGATGTCTTCGAGATCTGCCAGTGATACCTCAACCACGAGTGGCTGCTTGAATAACTTATAACTGTGACTCTCAAGACGTGAGACTATAGTCTCAAGAAATGCTAGGCGAGACTCTGTAACTGATTTAGTATCCTCAAGAGAATACTTTTTGAAGTTTCCGAACTCATCCTTTGCAAGAACTGGAAGCGCATATGTCTTCCACCCCCTGCGTGGGTGAAGGCTGGAAATTTGGCGGCGATACATCGTAGCGGGTACGTTGCGACCATCGCTGGTAAGCCCATCTGGAGTTAGAAGCATTTGGTATGTTTGAACACCAAGGCGAAACTCCATGTATAAGGCACTACCTATAACCTTGTCTTTATCCAACATGGGTGTATCCTTTCGTCGTTTGAAGTACTATTATATCAGGAACGTAGGTCCTGAATGAAATTTGTTAGAGCGTCAGTCACCGCGTCACCGAGGTAAGCATTGAGTTCATCAAGTTGCTCTTGAGTAAGCTCTTCTATTTCTTCCTCATCGTTCATATAGTTGACCATGTCAATAAGGTCACCGAACGTGAGCTTGAACTCGTAGACTATTGAGTCGTTGTTCATTGGGCATCCTTTCGTCGTTTGGAAATACTATTATATCAGGTTCAAGGGCCGCGGTTCTCTTCGGCCAATCTCATGGCTCCGGTTTTACGAAGTCCAATTCGGGCGTCACATGGTCCGCCTAGTTTAACTAGTGGCTAGCACCCTTGAACGGTACTATTATATCAGGTCTAGAGTGTACTCGTTTACCATATTCTATGATATAATAGATACCACGGGAAACCAACCGGCCAACCGAAGACACAGAGACGAAGGGTAGGGACCAAATGTCCAGCACCGCAGTTCGTACTACAGTGACCGAGGTCACTGTTACAAAGACAGTGCGCCACCTCAATAAGAGCGTGGATGCAATTGTCAAGGCATTCGCCAAAACCAAAGAGGACTTGAAAGTTCTCGAAGCACAGAAGAAAGCTCTTGAAGAGCAGATTCGCAATCTGATGGACGGCGCTTCAGTCGGATACATCAATGGAGTAAAGCGTGTTGAGATTCTTGACCGCAAGCTCACCAAGGTCGACCGCAAGAAGCTTCAGGAAGCTTATCCAGAAGCATACGAGGCGACTCTTACAACAACTGAATATACAATTGTTGACGCTGAATAATCTCAGCTAAAACTAAGAAACCCCTAGCGAAAGCTAGGGGTTTTCTTTTTACTTCTTACTCTCCAGGGTTTATAACACCTGACGCACAGTCGAGACAAACAAGCCAAACGTCTTCTTCGTCTTCAATGCAGATAACACAGGGAAAGAACTTTCGCATTTCAAAACCAACAACCACATCGCAATTAGCACACTGCGCATCGACAAGAAACTCCGCTAGTCCTTCAGAGCCAGTGGCGCGCACTGCATCTGGAGTCTCCGCTACGTATAGCTCAATTGCCATACGTCAAACCGTAATTGGTTTATACATCTCCAACTAGGTTACGGATCTTCCTTTGCAGGAGCTCAAGCTCTGCCTTGGTTGTTGCAAGCTCTTCCTGTAGGGAAGATGTTCGCTCTGTCACGAGCTTTTCGATTAGGTAATCAATCACGGGGCTTTTTGATAGTTCCTCGTTAGATTGAGTAATCTCTTGCTTAACGATCTTCCTGTTTTTAGAGTTTCTAACTCCAGGCTTACGTCCGCTTGTGTCCGTGAGTATGATTCCTGGGACTGCTTCAGTAATGGTTCTCTCCGGAACCTCACCTGCAGGAGCCCACCACAACATTGCCTGTAAGGCTCTAACCTTTAAGCCATTGGCTCTAACAGTGCGTTCCTTTTGTGTTTCAGCTCGAGTGGAAACTCTACCTTGCTTGTTAAGCTCCATTAGATAAAGTCGAACTTGATTTACGTCGAGTGTTTTGCCAAGCTTAGTTTCAATAAGCTTAGTTATTTCTATAGTGGTAAGTGGTTGAGCACTTTCCTCAAGAATTATAGCTATCAAATCAACAAGTAAAACCTTATCGCTCTTAACTTGCTCGATATGGTTCCTGAGCTTTTCAGGAAGTGATCTGCGAATCGGAGTTGTCTCCTGTTCATTGGTAGCCTGCAATATTGGTTGACTCGATGAGAGTTCAACCGGAGTAGTGAATCTTGCTATGTGTTTTATTTTCGGCATGAGATCAATTATAACAGGAAAGGTGCTCAAAATTCGGCAAGGCAAAAAAATAGTTTAGGGGTTTTAGTGGTTTTAGGGGTTTTGGAGGCTTTAGCCCGGAGACTTCTTAGTTCTTACACGGAAGTAAATTTTTGCAACTTGCAAAAATTCTACAGCCTATTTGGACAAAAGTAAAATTACGGAACAAAACGGACACTGCAGCTAAGCATCGAGCTTGAACTTCCGTGTTCGTTCGCCAAGAAGTTGCAAGCTGGCCCGATCGGGAATTCCTGATGCGTCAGCTCCAACCCGTCCGGTGATTCGTTGCCAGCGTGCATAGGCGCTCTTAGTTTGTCCGTCGAACATGTCGGGAGTTTCCCCTATGAGACCCGTCACCTGTTTTAGGGCAAGCTGTACCAGACCGATGTCCTTGTTACGTCGTCCAGGCGTTACCCGTCTCACATCTACTATAGGGGCAGGCTGACCCGTCTCTTGTTTTATTGTTGGGGCAGGCTGCACTCTCGCAAACGCGAGAATCTCATGCCCGTCACGTATCCGTCTAAATACACCCCGCAGGCTGGGGTCTGATTTGGCAAGCCCGCTTGACACATCACCTTCGATGGTTCCGACCAGGCCTGCGGTCTCCCACTCCCTAACGTCAGCTACCAGGCCAACGTGCATAGTCTGAAAAGGCGAGCCCGTCGCAAACACAAAGAACACGATGTCACCAGGCTGGGGTTTTTCTACGACCCGTCTGGCTTTTATAAACTCCGCAAGCCCGCTGGCTGGGTATGTCACACTTGGAATGATCAAGCCTGCGTCATGAAACACGCAGTCAATAAACGCGCCCGCCCATGTTACTCCGGAGTAACCAACACGCTCGGAGAACTCCGCCCGTCCTCCTTGAGGGACGTAGCCTAACCAGGCTGTTGCCGTCTCAAGTTGAGGAGCGTCAGGCTGCGTAGTGCGTAAGAAGAATTTTTTCCAGTTCATTAACAAGTGTCTCTGCCTCATTTGCTCTAGCCGTTAGGCGAATGTGCTCTTCACGAGTTGCAGCAAGCTCAACGTCATTGATAAGTTTAGCCGCATGTTCACGCATTAGAAATAGGGTCTCCTCAAGCTGGGTTATCGTCATCGCCTGTGATCTCCTGTGCGTCCTCTATATTTGAGTTGTCACTTGCCGTCTCTGGGTCTAACGCTCGATCAACGATCTCTCCTGCAACGATAAGAGCGCCCGCCTTTAATCGCTCGAGTCTCTCGGCGATGATCTCAGACGCTGGCCTGTCGTTAGTTAAAACCGTCGCGTCTAACTCTATACCGCCGCGGACTCCCGCGCGATCTAGAATCTCCGTAGATGCTTTTAATCTTACCGGCTCACTGGTGGCGTATTGCATTAACTCCTCGAGAGCATCAACCGCATATGGAGCGGATTGCACCAGCTTCTTACGAGCACGCTCAATCTCGTCACTCGGTCTCTTGGCGACATGGCGTAGGTGAACACGACACATGCCGGAGTCCTTGGGGCGTCCCGAGGTCCAGAGCATACAGCGTATGCCGTCATCTTTAATATACGTGCAGCGAGTTGGAAGCGCGGTTGGTCTTCTCTTCTCCGTTGCTATGGGGTTATCCTGCTCGGCCATCCACATCTTGGTGGCGCCAAGGACCCAGGTAGGAACAAGGTTATCCGAGGCAGGCTCTGCAATTAGGTCCATGCCTGAAAGGTAATCTGAGTTGATGTTGCCTGGATCAACCATGATCGGTTTCTTCTCCGCTAGGGAGAGAAGGCGACGCTGCTTGACCATGTCCTTTGATCTCGCCATGATGAGACCAGTGGGTACGCCGTTGGATGCATAGACCGTATCCCAGCCAAGTTGATTGGATCTTAGGATGGATCTGTTTTCAAAGGTATCCTCACAAACACCGCGCTCTGACTCGATGATTCCAAGTGAGCCGAGATCCGGGCGAAGGTTTACACCTTCCTCAAGAATTAAAAAGTCAGGAGCGTCTTCGCTGTCGCTCTGTGATGCAAGTTCTCTGCTGCTCATAGTTCAATTGTACATATGAGTTAAAAAAGAGACAGTCTCCAACTCAGGGGGAGAGGACTAGAGCTGGAGACTGCCTGTTCTAGATTTTGAGGCTTACGCCTTCTTACCGAATGCGGTGTCGCTTGGGTTTAGGTAGCGAAGAATTACTGGAAGGACAGCCGCGAGGCCAGCCTTAGCAATGTCCGCTGGATCAGTAACACCAGCCATGTAGACTGCAATTCCTGCGGCAAGAAATGAACGTGCCCAGGATGCTGCCATAGCTTTTAGTTCTTTTGACATGTAGTCTCCTTTTGAGTCAGGGGATTGACTCAGGGAAATTCTACATGGGTGTTGGAAAGTTTATTTGGGAAGTCGAATGAGAAACCCGCGCTTTTAAGGTATGTAGAAACAGTATAATGAAACTGCTTCAAACACCCGCCGGGAGTATGGGATCATCTCCGTTTATCACATCAATGGCTCTGCGCAACCCCAAGGTGTAAAGCGAGTCATCGTTAGGTACTTCCGTCTCCCAGGTATCCATCATCTTTGATAACTCAGAGCTAAGATACTCCTGCCACTTGTCAAAGGCAGCAAATATCTCAAGCTCAAGTT